CCCCAAAGGGTTGTCTACGTTAACATCGTCTAAGTCGCCAAGCGTTTCCGCGCCGCCCGCGTCGTCTGCCGCTTCCCAGTTGCCCGTCGTGCTGTTGTACGCAATCAGCTGACCGTTTGTGACGCCGCTCACATCTACGTCAGAAAGGTCGCCAAGCTCGGCACCCGTTACTGGTGTGCCTAACGCAATCTCGATGTCGTCGCGCTTGATGCGAAAGGTAAACTTGAGCACCTGACTGTAGCGGCGTGGATCGTATTCAATCTCCACGTCTACGTCATTGAATTGCACGCTCTCTACATTGACGCCGTTGTACGTTCCACTCACGCGATCCAGTGCGGCACGGACCGCCACACCTAAGTCAGCAGCTGCATTGTAGCTGTCGGCATAGCACAAAAATTCAAACCGCACCTCATCGAGCTTGGACGGTCCGTCGTGCGTATCCTCTGGCGCTACGCTCTGCAGCTGGTAAATCACGAAAGGCGTGACCGCTTCCTGCTCTGCAATCTCTGGAAAGATGCGCGTGCCTACGATGTCAGTGACGCCAGTGTTGGCGCTCAAAATTCCATATACTGCCTTTCCTGCGTTCATTTCTTCTTTGCTTTTGCTGCCTTGTTTATCGCCTTTTGGTACTTGGTGCGCATCATCGTAAATGCTTCGTTGCGCTTGTTGCGTATAGACCGCTCAAAGACGCCCTTGTTTCTGCCTTCACCAAACTTGCCGTCACCGCCTTCTACAATATTGGCAAACCATCCGTCTTCATCTATCGACATGCGGCGCCCTACTCGTGGACCGACCCAGTAGGTATTGGCCTGCTTGTCAATCAACCAGACGCGCACCGAACGGTTCAGCGTACCAATCGGAATGTCAAGCGGCTTTTGCTTGCCTCGACGGATGCGAATGACTTCACGCGCGTCCTTGATGTTTGCCTGCATCTCGTCCTTGTACACCTTGCCAACCTCGCGGTGGATACGTCGCTGCACGTTTTTGTCAGCTATCTGCTTGCGCATGTGCTCCAGCTGCTTCATGAGCGGCTTGATGTCTACGCCGATACCTTCAAAGCCAGTACCTGCGCCTTTCATTTCTAAGCTGCCGCGTGCCATCAGGTGCCAGTGATTTGACAAAGCAGCACAAGCTGGTCCTGTCGGCCAACCTCCTCAATGCCTTGGATGTTGTAATACTTCAAATTGTACAGCACGCGGTCGTCAGCCTTGATGCCTCGGCTGTCGCTGCTGCTGCGAATCTTAAAGCGCACGCGCTGCACGGGCATGTCCTGATCCGTAGTGATGCGTTCGGTCGTGCCTTCAATTTTCATCAGCTCGGCCCATACGGTCAACAAGGTGCTCCACGTCTGCACGCGCTCGCCGTATGCGTTCGTGCTCGTGGTGTATCGTTGCACCTTTATGCGTCGGTCGCTCTTACCTATTCTCATCGGTCAGAAATTACGCGGTACGGATTCAGCAAACTGTGGATAAGGTTAGGCACTTCGCTTGAGATAGTACCCACCACAACGATGTTGCGATTCTCATAGAAGTGCGCCACCAGCAACTTGATTGCGTGAATCAAACCGTCTGGCACCTCGGCCTCGAGGTACCCCAACTCCATCGTCACCTGCACGCCGTTGCTGGTATCTGGGTGCACCGTCGGTGGTGATATGGTTGTGATGCGTGCGGGCTTGCGCTTGAGGTCGGTGTAGTATTGCGAGGTGCTCAAGGTAAGCGTCGTGCTGGGCGTGTTGTTGTAGACGATGCTAGTAATGCTGCGCACAGGACCCACGGGTATTTCCCACGTACCACGGAACTCGTCAAGATACATGACCGCCGTAACGTCGCCCAGTTGCACGTTGCAATAATTCTGCACGTACTCAATGGCCGCGCTGCGTAGCGCCTCGATCAGCGTGTCCTCGTCGCTGTGGTCTACGCGCAGGAATGTCTTGAGGTCGGCGGTGCTGACGATGCTGGACTCGGTAGCTGCGCCAGTAATCTCTAAAGTGTAGTACATGGGTGCAAGATAAAAAAAAGGCCCCGCATGGTTGCGAGGCCTTTCTCATTCAATCAATCTAACCTTAAGCGTCAGCGCCCAAGATGTCTGCAGCAGCAAATGGCAATGCACCCAAGCTGCCTGCACGTCGGACTTTAGCGTCGAAGAAAGTATCGACTACGATCTTTACAGTTCCAGCTGAGATACCTGAGAATGGATCAACAGTTACGTCGAGGCCGCCCCAGTTAGCGTAGAACATGTCAGTCCAATCTCCGTAGTAAACGAATCGCAAGTTGTCCCAACCAGTTGCTGCACCGAGTGCAACGTCTGCGCCGCCTTCAATCAGCTGAGATGCGTAAACAGCACCAGCGTCAATAGAAGGAACGGAACCGCTTGACAATACGTTGTAGCCAAAGATTTGACCGTTCTCAACCAAAGCGCTTACGCTTGACACGTTAGCAAGACCCATCAAGAAAGCGTAATCTGATGGGTGAGCTACGAATTGCGTGTTGTTCTCTGCACCGTTTGCAGTGATTTCTGCCCACAAGTCGCGGATGTCAGCTGCAGTAGTAGCGAGCAAGTCATTTGTACCTGTCTCAGTACCGAGTACAACTGTACCAGTTCCACCAGCCAAAGTAGTTGCACCACCTGTACCGTGAATGCTGTTCAAAGCAATCTTGTCCTGCACGTTGGCAATAGATCGGCCAAAGTCAGCAGCAATCACAGCGGCCATGTTGCCGTTTGTTTGGTTGATAGCTTCTTTGGTCACAATCATCTGCTGAGCGATGCGCTGAGGTGACAAGGTCTGTGCACCCATCGCGCCAGTGTTGCCAGTTACAGAAGCACCTTCTGCTGGCTCCTCTGCTGCGTCAGTTGGCAGTGATGGCATCTTGATGTCACCAACAAAACCGTTGAGCTGAGTGGCGCCAGTAGCTGCCAGCAAAGAGTTAGAACGCAAAGCGCCAACCAATGCAGTTACTTCAGTGGCTACAGTTGTAACTGCATCAGCTACGCCTGCTTGTCCTGAATCAACACCATAAACGTTACGAGCTTCAACCAACATGGATTGTGGGATGCTGAAGTCGCCGCGCAAGCCGAGGCCCAAAGCGCTGGCTTCCTTGCGTGCTTCCTGCATCACCTCCTTCTCGAGGCCAGTCACGCCGCCTTGTGCAGCTTCGCGCAAAGCCTTACCAAAGTCAAACTTAGCGTTAGCCTTGATTGCCTCTTTGTCGCTTCGTACAACGGCATCTTGTGCAACGGCACGAGCCTTGAGGCGCTGTTCGTTTTTTGCCAAGCCGTCGCGCTGCTTTTCAGCTGCTTCGAGCTTTGCGTGGATGTCTTGCGTCTCTTCCAATTCTTCAGAAGTCAACGCGCGCTCCTCGGTTTCTGCGAGGGCGTTGATGTTGGCCAACTTGTCCTCCAGCTGAGAGATATAGCGGGCCGCATCATTTGAGTTGCGAAAATTCATAATCTTTATCTGTTTTGCGGTCTTCTCCGCTGTTTGCTCAAAGGTACGCACTTCCTGCTTTTCAGGTTGCGCCTCTGAAATCGTTTGAGTTTCTTCTACTGGCTCAGGCTTAACCTCTGCCATCTGCCGCGCCGCCACCGTCGTGGTTGGGTACGCTGGGTAGGTGACAGGCGACACGTCCAGCAGTCGCGCCATCTTTGTCACGGTGCGTGTGCTGCGGTCCTCGCTCCACTCCTGTTCGGCGATCGTGAATGCAAAGGATGACTGCGAGATGTCGCCGCGCTTGATCAGCTTGTAAAGGTCGCGCCCGTCTTGCGTGTCGGCTAAAGCTGCACGGTACTTGAGGCCCGTGTCGTCAATGCTTAGTTCCAGCGTGCCGTTCGTGGTGCGTGCCATCGGTGCACCTTCGTGGTTTAGCAGCAGCCTCACGTCGTCCTCCATGACGTCATCAAAGGCGCCGCGCGCGATTTCTTCCTTGAAATATCCGAGGTCCGTGCGCTGCTCAAAGTTGGCAGCATAACCCTCGATGACCAGCGAGTCATCGCCAGCGGCTCGCACTTCTGCGGTCCGCAGCTCTACGTTCTCGCCGTATTTGTTGCGCAGTTCTTCAACTTGCGCGTTCTCTTTATTATCCATTACTACTCAATTTAGTGCTGTACTCGTCGAGCTTGTCCAGCGCAATCTGGTTGACTTGGACCATGTGCGCGTCGCCACCTTGTACGCTGTTCATGTCCTCCGTGCGGCGTGCTTCGTTTATGCTCATGATGCCCGCCTTGACAAGCGTGTCGTAATACTGGGCGCGGCTCACGCTATCGCCTCGCAAAAGGTCAGCGAGGTCAAAGCGCGTAAAGTGTGTGAGGCGCTCGTCAGGTGCGATGAGCTTGCAGTTCATCTCTTGCTCAATCTGCCGAGTCCATGGTACGATGGTGTACTTGGCGAACTGGATAGCTTGCTGCTCCGTGTTGCTGTACGTCACATTGGACTGCACACCCACGAGGCTCGGCGGTACGCCAAAGATTCGGCATATTTCCTGATTGAGAAAGTCGCGCTGCTCCGTCAGGCTGGCGTTCTCTGGATCAACTGCAATGCGGTCGTATCGGAATCCGAACGGCAGCAGCTTGGTGCCCAGCTGGTCACCGCTGTTGTTCCAGCTGTCTTTGATAATATCAATCTGCTCTTTCTTCAGTGGCTCATTGCTGGACAAGATGCCCGTCATATTGCCTGAGCTACCAAAGAATTCAGCAGCAAAGTCCTGCGCCGCCTTTGCGAGTCCGAGCATTTCTCGGTGTAATTCAATCGGGCTTTGTCCGTACAGGTTGCAGACGCGCAACATGTCGGCGTGCATGTATACGCCACGGTCCTTGACCTCGTACATGACCTCACCGTCAACCATCTTTTCTTTGACCGACTTGGGGTTGACAAGGCAAAGCTCATACGGGTCGCCATTCGGCAGGCGCTTGATAATGGCGTACGCCTTGCCATAGATTAGGATGTTGGCGACGTAGGTTTGCCAGAAGTCGTAGGCTGTATAACCTTCCTCTGCCTCTACGCTGATGAGGTCCTGTATGGTGTGGCCCACGCTGACCTGCACTCCGTTCTCGGTGCGGCGCATGACGTCGAGATGCAGCTGCGCGATTGTGCTGCTGATGCGCTGAACACATGCGTACACCGTAGACAATCCCATGGCTGACTCGGTGTCTACGTAGGCGCCCGCCCGCGTGCTGATACCTCGCAAATGCGATGCGAAAGAATGGTG